ATTCACCAAAAGCCGTATCGATAGCCAGCGTTTCAAGATCAGAAACAATGGGAAGCCCAACAAAAATTACCGAATATTGTTTGTCAAGAGTAAGAATCCCAGAGCTCGGGACAGTCATCACAGCCATGGATCGATTCAGGGGACTCGCCACAACGAAACGATCGGCCCACACGCTGACCTGTAACCCCTGAAGATAGGAAAGACCAGAGATGGTGGAAACGGCGCGCGCCCAAGACGTAAGCGGGGTTTGCAGACTTGCCGGAACAGGTTTATCTGGTAGAACGGTTACGGTAGTTGAATTTGTAAATCCAGTTATAGTGAAGCGAACCTGATTGCCCAACTGCCCATGACTCAGGTTCCATAGACCGTCTTGGATAAAAATCTGGTTGCCGACCATGCTTGCATCAAAAAACGCTCCACTCGATGTCAGAACCAAAGACTGTTGATATGCTGCGGCACCAGTAGCAAAGAGGCTCGTTGGTTGAAAATCGCCATCGATGAATCCTGTGGCGCTGTGAACGGTGGGGTTATACCCGATAAGAGAAGCGATAGACCTTGAAAAATATGCGGATAAAGAACTGAAATCCAGAGTGAATGAACCGCCACCGGAGCAAGTGATTTCGATTAAACCGCCGCCCGTTACCGAGCCGGTATAGACCTGAGTGCCGGCCGCGGTCATCGCTACTCCAACGGCGGTCGCTAAAGCCGATACGGTGTAAACGCCCGGGGGAACAATGCCAAGTAATTGCGTGTTCGCCGCAGATGGTTCCGTAAAAGCTATTCCGTCGCTGATTTCTTCTTCAACAAATAATTGCGACGAATCCGTAGTAGGGCTCATTGTCATGCTGCTAACGTTTCTCCCGTCATAGGAAGCATGACAATCCAGATATCTCGCATCGATAACATCGCTCCAAATTCGACTGGAAAGCCTTTCGATGTAACGAACATCGGAGCCATTGATCGTTCTCTTGATGCAAAGATAGACGGCATAATCACCGTTCTCTGGAATGGCGACAACATTTTCCACAATCGAAGGAGGTGAAAGAAAGTTACCGCCTGAACCGTTATCAAAATCATGCCGCGTCCATGCCACAATTTGTTGCTCTCTAACATAGGTCAAAGAAAGCAAAATACCATCATCGCGTACTGCCCAGAGGATAGAATCAGGAGTTTTTTGATAAGACCAATCGGCAATTTCATGGCCTTCAAAAAGATGCGACGAAAAAACGGTTAAGTCATTCCCGCGGTATCCATCGATCACAAAATCGAAGGAAAGGTCGCGAATAAAACTTCCAAGCGCTTGATTGAAGAGAACGACATCTCCAGCTTTTATCGGACGGAGTTTACTCGAACCATATTGCGATTGAACGGAAGCATTTATTGACGTAGGAGTAACAACTCCAGAACCATTTCCCTGAACGAAAAGTTCTGCGCCGGCGGTCATTACGAGCATCGATTTTAATTCAAGGATGTGCTCGATAGAATTTACTTCATCACCGGCAACATTAAAATCGAATGATTGCTCATCTGTGATCGGAGTCTTTACCGTAAAATTCGTATTTGATCCAGTGGCAGAAGCCCATGCGCCAACTGGATTATTCGGAACATTTGAAAAAATCCTTCTCTGCTGAACATAGCCGACATTCGCGGGATATTGACCTGATGCAACCAGGGATTTCAATGCGCCGGAAATAGGTGGCGAATCCTCATAATTCGGCGATATTCCGCTATCACTGAAAGTCGTATCTGTGGTGTTTCCGATAAAACCAAAAACAACCGTGCTGGGCACAAAATTGGCGCTCAAATCATATTTATAGACTCGGTAGGAAACAGCATTTGCAACAGGCCCCCAAGTAAGAACAATGGGATTTGCAGTGGAGGCTACGATATTTCCCCCGCTAGAATGAGTGGGGTCGACGACTCCTTCATCGCCATTTGCCATGATTGCAGTGACGCGATAAAAAGTTCCTGGTTGTGGAGGAGCAGTCAGTGTTCCTCCGGCAGTGACGATTGGAAATCCTTCTCCTCCAGTACCATCAAAAGTGACTAAATTAAGATTCCAAAAAAGTGGGCCATTCCTGACGAGATCGCGCGGCGCATAATTCTGATGTGTGATTGTCAGGACATCGGCGCTCTGAGCAAAATCGAGAGTGGAAAGATCGGCCTGTAAATATGGAGTGGAAACTCGAAGTATTTTATTCGCTAGGCCGCCACTGACATATGCCGTAAACGTCGTTGAATCGAAGTTATTCCCAGATAAATCCTTAAGTTCAAATGTGGTGGGCGTAACGTTGTTGACGATAAAATATCTGTTGTTGATTTCCAGCATCCCAACAACGCCGGTTATCAAAATAAAATCGCCATTCGCAAAAGCATGGGGCACAACGGTTGTAACAACTGCTGGATTGGCCTGAGTTATTCCAGAAATTTGAACACTTGACTGAATAATGTTGGCGCCGTTTTGCCAGAACGTGACGTACTGATTTCCAAACTCAAGAACATAGCTTTGACCGTTGGAGGTTTCATCGAAAATAAAAGGAATGAGTCGAACTGAATTTCCGCCATTGAGCGTGGTCCCAACGTACATGGACCCTGGACGGCGCGTAGCGCCACCATGACGCATACAGATCATATTGCGGAGCGTCCGAGCGCCAGTGGCGTATTTTACGAGGTCTGTTCTTGCGTAGAGAGGGGGCGAAATTTCTCCGCCGGAGAAGCTTCGTTCGATGATATTCTGGGCGGGCATTTAGTCAATAGCAAATCCTGAGGGATCGGCTTGCCAGGTTTGACCCTGAGTTTCTTCCATGCCAAATCCATCGCGCGCACGAACAAATTCCGACTGAGGCTCTTCCGGTCGCTGCTCTTCATTTACATTGTTGTTTCTCGCGTCTATAACAGCTTTGTCGAAAAGAGCCAAAAGCTTTTGTTGCATCTGGTAGGGATCCCCGCTTGTCAGAACAGGAGCTATGAGATAAGCCATATAGTATGACATGGCCTTTCCAAAATCGATTGTCCATTGCGAAATATTTTGGTTGTCAAAAACGTATTCGATCGTCACCGGCAGCGCGGTATTAAAACCCGGCCAATTCGTGTAAATCAAAATTCCATTCGTAGCATCGTTGGCAATGGTGTAGGGTATCCGGGTTTGCCGCGTGTCGTTGTTTAGGCGTGTACTGATAAAACGAAACATATGCAGCATGTCGGCCGGCGCTGCGTAGGCGTAGATCCATTCAATCGTCGCCATCGGGCTCGGACCAGCCACTAAAGCGGGTGTAGCGAACCGTTTAGCAAAAAGCCATGGGTGCGCGCGCAGGGTCGTCTGTCGAGCCAGATCCGCTACATTACGGCAAGCCTGGGCCTCAAGGCTTTTCTCGGTGATGACATTATTGATCGGCTTAGAAACGCCACAATGAAGAACCGCAAGAGTGGCGATATCCGTCAGTGTTTGCGGCATTGCTACTTCTCCTTCTCGCCATAAATTCTCTTGCTTTTTTCATCTTTATCGGTGGATTCGTGTTCTCCGCCTTTTCCAAGATCCATATGCGTGATCTGTAAATTCACGCTTCGAAATTTGCCATGGTCGCCTTCATTGCTCATAGCTCCAGACACATGGACTTTGGCATCAAGGCGCATTTTGGTTCCGACGGGAGGAAGCTCTTTTATCCCAAGCTTTTTCAAAGCAGAATCATCGAGACGAATCTCAAGACCGTATGGATACTTTGGTTTGTTTACGGCTAGAGCGGGCTCGGATTCCTTGTTTTCCTCATCCGTCATCATCATGTGCTTCATTGCGCTGGTTCACTTTCTGGGGCCGGTGCTTCTGGTGCAGCCGGAGCCTCGGGAGCGGATGGCTGCTCTGGTGCGGGAGTAGCATCTGGCGCCGGCTGACTGACTTCTGGTGCTGGCGCGGGATTCTGTGGAGTCTCTTCGAGTTTTTCCATCCATCCAAACGCAGCTTTCTTTGGATCCTGATCGTCGCGACCGGCGTAATATTTTGGATCGACATCAAAGATGGTGCCGATATCGATGTGTTGGCCTTGATAAAATCCTTGAGCAGTTGCCCGAACTTTCATAAAGCCTCCTAGATTTTGACTTGTTCCTCGATTGGCTTGCCAACTTCTTCTTGCAAATCCAATGGTGCTGAAACCGGAGCTGCCACTGAAGCCAAAGGCTTCTTGCTCCGGTCTTTCATGGCAGGATGAACGCCGCGCGGTTTATCCCTATCATCGTAGGTAAGCGGCGTATCATCTGAAACTTTTTCCATCCATTCCGGACTGAACCAGCTCCACATTTTCGGGCGTAGCCGCGGACGCTCGATCGGCGCCATAACTGGCTTCTTATCGTTTCCATGAATGGGATTCCCTCGTTCATCTACGGCTTGAACCATTACCTTGTCGATGATGGGATTTCCCCTGGAATCCAAAACTTGTTCCATAATTGGCTTCAGAGTCTCTGGATCAATGGCAGGATACGGCCTGTCATCAATATCAAAAACTTCTCCCATTTGGCCGATTGTAACGCCAGGAACAGCCTCGATTGGACCTTCTCTCAAATAACCGCCGTAAGTACCGTCTTTTGTTGCTCGAACACGCATTGGATCCTCCTTTAATTGGGCGGCGTCGACCGCCTGGGGGTTTTTGTCTGGAACCCCCAAAACCAGCGCAGAAGCCCGGGAAGGCTAATTTTTAGGCAATGGCGTAGCCGGAACCGAAGAGGTCCGCAGCTTGGATGTTCGTCAGCATTTCGGCGAACACTGTTCCCGCCGTAAAGCCCGCCGTTCCAACCACTTGTTGCAAGCCGATGAACGCTTTGTATGCCGTTCCGCCGGCCCCGCCAGGGCTGGAATTCCCCGCCGGTAGCTGGGTTCTCCACAGAACCGATGTCGGTCCTGAAGCCAACGCTGCAACCATCGTAGCATTGCTCAGAACAGGCGACGACATCAGAACAACCATGGCAGTTGCCAGGGCCTGATCGGTGTCGGTGATTAAGTCTACTTTCCAAGTCCCGCCGCCGGCCGAAACTGCGACCGTAGCCAATAAGACCTGGATCCACATTTCTCCACCGATGCCAAGGTCACGTCCGGCATTTGGCAGAGCCGAGGAACCACCACCAGAACCAGTTGGAAGTCCGAGCGGCGACAAGTCGATCGATTGAGGCATGATAACTGTCGTCGCACTGGCCGGGATGATCGTCGTCGGCTTTGGAGAAGCCGCGGTCGGCACACCACTAAAACACAATAATGCGTCACGATACATAGTTTTTTCTCCTTTAGCTGATCGCCGATTCGGTGTTCAGAATCTGATCGCATCGCCGGATAGGGACGCCCTGATACTGCAACATACCCCTTGTGACATTCCCAAACTGGTCAAGCGCCTCTGTCACACTGATGGCATTTTGGGATTTATCCAAGCCCTGAATTCTGAGCATGGAATAAGCCGTCCGGTTCATGTAGAAAACCGGCTTCACTCCCATGAACGACGGCGCACGATCGAGCATCCTGCTCATCAGTTTGATGAGCTGTTGCGCGCCCTGCGTCCCACCACCACTGACAAGATCCGGAACGCTGATGTTGGCGCAGCGCACCACGAATCGCCAGTCCTTCAAGGCAAGACCACACTTCCATTGCCATTTGTCGACATAGGCATGGAGGTAGCCAGATCCCAATGTCACTGAGGTCTGAATGATTCTTTCCCCAAAGTCCTTGTGGAAAAGGCCGGCGCGCGTCCCGCGAGGATAGATTCCATAGACGGTATTATCGCCCCAGCATACCAGCCAAACGCTGGTGTTGGTCGAGCCGCCGCCGCCCGCATTGAGGATGTTCTGGGCATTGACAGCGCCGGAGATCGCTCCGAAGCGCGGTGCAAAACCAGTGATCCTCTCTGGATTAACGGTGCTATCGCCATAGAACAAAGCCCCGGCGAATTGCTGCTCCATGGACTCAATGAACGCTTCGGCTTCCGTCAAACGGTACTTCTGGACATTTCCGTTCAATTCCGCGATGTCATAGTCAATGACGGACCATGCTTCGAGAATGCCAGTCGCTTCGTCGATCTGGCTGGTCGTGGATTTGGAGCTATTCGTTCCCACGTTCGGAAGTTTCCAGAAAGCTTGCGGCAAACCAGTACGAACCGTGTTGCGATGACCCGTCGGCAGATTCCCTTCTTTCCAAGCCATGTCAGCGAGGATCTCGTTGCGCTGAGAGAGAAGTTCCGCAATAACGGGTACGGCGCCATCCGGATCAGTGCGTTTAGCAATGTCCAGTAGCGTCAATACGGTATTGCTTTGAGCTGCAACCATATTTTTTTCTCCTTGTTAGGAAGCTCTAGGCCGGGGTTGTCCCGCCAAAGAGAATTTCTTCCTTAGATTTTTTTGTCCCTCCGGAGGAGGGGTTGCCGGCCTTTAATTGATCTTCAGAGAAAGCCGATCCAATCTTGGACAAAAAACGCAAGACCGCGTGATAATTTCCAAAACCCGTTTCTGTCATTAACTTCGCCATCTCGCCATTCGTATCGAATTTCTCGACAACGCGGCGCGATAGTTCTGCGGTTTTGTTGAAATTATCGCCACCAATATCAGTGGCGGCTCTTGCTTGATTGGCCCAATCCTGTTTGGCTTGCTCTACAGACGCTTTGTTCCGGTCCTCAAAGTCTTTCACAGCCTTCACTTGCGTATCAAGGAGTTCTTGCGCTTCTTCCTTGGAAAGTCCCGCTGCAATAGCGTCTTTCTGGAATTGGGCAACGTACTCCTTCGTCAGCAGATTTCCTTCCGGCGCCGTAAGCTCAAACGTCCCTGTAGCTCCCGCTGGTGGGGTCGCTGGTGGCGTGGCGGGCGGTGTGACCGGTGGTGTTGCTGGCGGAGTAGCAGGAGGCGTAGCCGGTGCTGCTGGCGGCGTCTCAGGTGGTGCAGCCGGAGGTGTCGCGGGCGGCGTTGCCGCTGGCGGCGTAACCGGAGGTGTAACTGGTGGTTCTGCTGTGGCCGTCGAGCCCGAAGCAGCCTGTGTCATAGTGATTCTCCTTGGTTTGACATAAAAAAAACGAATCCCATGCAAAAATTTAACGGAGGGTGCAGCCTCCGAGCCCCTGCACGGGATTCGTTTCGCTTACGTCAGTTAAAGTTCTAAAGAACTATTCTTCAGCACCAACCACTGATACGCGCGCACTCGGTGTCTCCATCATGCGCGGACCAGTTTCTTTATCGGCTTTTTCATCGGCCTGTTTTGATTCCTTGACCATGAGCAAATAAAGATCTGGAAATTCCTGCGTATCAACCAAAAATCTTAAACCGATATCCCTTCGACCTTCATTAAAAAACGTCGTGTTGTTTCCGGTGAAGGAGGACTTGAAAATTCCAGTCTCAGAAAGCAATCGCCAAATAAATCGCCGGCCGGAGCGCGTACTGAGAATGTAAGCCATGTCGTTGAGTTCGGTTCGTCTATCGAGCCGTTCCTGTAATCCTTTTTTGCGGACTCTTTCTTTGTCGGCAAGCGGTCCCTCTCGAAATCCGTCATCCACCATTTAAAAGTTGCCTCGCTAGGATATGCGGCTCACGGCCGCGCAAACACAATGAGCAATACGCAGACCCGCCAAGCGCAACACCAAACGGATCCTTGCAACATCCACACTTAACCGTAACAGTCGGCGTATCTTTTTCTGTCATGCCTTCTCTAGATGGATCAATCGCCATTGGGAACGATTAGCTCAAGACCGGGCTTTCCACCAAAGTTTTTTTCGTGATCGATCGTTAAGTGTTTTATCAGGTTCATAAGAAGGTAAGCCCGGAGCATTTTATCGGATTCCGAATCTAGAGCCACACGGAGAGCAACGCTGGAGGCGGCACATATTTCCGCCAGAGACGCATCGGCATGATCGAAAATGGCTGGAATCGACTGGGAAATTTCCTGGCACTTGACTTCATCAAAACTCATTTGCGCTCCGGTAATTTCTTACCCTTAGATGCTTTATTAAATTCCTTCGCCATTTTCGCGAATTTCTTAGAGCGTTTTGCCTTGTAATTAAAATACCTTCGTTGC